AACCACCAGCTGAAGGCATACCAAATAATAATGGACTTGTAACACCATGCGATACTAATATCTGTTTAGCTGCATCCTCTCGTAGGCTTTCCCATTGATTATGTGCATCGTTTACATCTAATGGCACAACTGTTACTTCTGCTTCCTTACCATCGTTAAAACTAAGTATAAAACGCCCTGCGTTGCTGCTACCAGATAGCTTATCTTTAATTCGTCTTTCAATTTCATCTTTTGCTTCACTTTCTAAAGCACCACCGTTATTAAAGTTAATTACATAACCAAATGATAAACCGTTTTTAATGTGGTTTATACTGAAGTTACTTATCTCTTCCTCAATTTCTGCATATTGCAAACCAGCCATATAATCTGGATAAGCATAATAGAAACAACCTGCTTGATATGGTTTATGCAACAAAATCATTTCAGAACTTGTCATGCTACCCATAAATACAGGCATTTCCTCTGGCGTGTATTTTGTAGTATTAGACCAATCAAAAGAATAATAAACTTTATCTACAATCCCGTTATCATTTGCCTTACCCATTGCTAACTTATCAATAGGAAAATGTTTCATAATAGCACCACCACCTTTAGTTTTAACCAATTTAAGCGAAAACATACCAAACATTTTATAGTCTTTTAAAGCTAAACGCTGGTCTGTTTTAGAAAATATCTCGTTTAAATCATCATAAAGGTCTTTACTGCCTTTGGTTACAATACCTCTACCATATAAAAGTGTAGCATAAACGTTTAAAACGCTTTCATTAGTTGGTGAACCATTGTATCTATCGATAACATAGTTAAAAAAGTCGTTATTTTTTCCGTTAGTTATGTATTTACGACCAGTTACTTCTCTAATATCTGGCTTAACATAATTAGATAATTGGATTAATTGTATATTATTACTCATTTACAGTATAATTTTGTGGTGTTTTTGCAGTAAAAAACAATTTATTTCTATGTAATATTTTTGTTTCACCTTTACCTACTACATAAAAAGATAATTCATCACCCTCTACTCTTTCCGCTGTATATGTAATCTCTAATTGATTCATATTAGCTTGTATTTCTTCAACCGTTTTAGATACTTCTATCTGTGCTTCGGTTTGGCGTGTATTCTCGTTAAATATAATAACATTATATCTTACCGTTTCAATCGCATAGTCTCTTAAAACTACATTAAACGTTCTTGTGCCAGTCAAATCTAATACCCTCATACTATATAACGTTAAAAAAGTGCTTTTTGTTTAAAAAAAAAGTGCATCTATATCAGATACACCTTTTAATTTAAAAAATACGGGGCTATTAAGGGGTTACATTAGTCGCACTCACTAAAGCTAATAGAGCTGTTACTGTTGCACTATCTAATTCTGGTGCTGGTGATGTTTCAGTACTTGTAAAAGTTCTGTTATATCCGTTAAAATCTGCCTTTGCACCACCTGATTGACTATCACCTGTTACTACAGTACCATCTTCAATACCTTGTACCACGTAACGGCCATCTCTATATTCTACAACTACTATTGGCCTTGCTTTAGATACTATATCTAACTCGTTAGCACTCTCTTTAGTTTGCTTCTTTAATGCTACAGTCAAGACTTGCTCATATACTGTAGTACCGTTATTTTGGTCTGCTGTTACTGTTTCAACAAATGTATTACCATCAGCTAGTAATTCATATTTGTAAACATCTGTAACGGCAGCATCTATTGCAGTAACTTCACCTGCAGCAACCGTAAAAGCATCATCTAAATAATCTAAAAGATAAACCGCTTTTAAGCCACCTATTGCATCTCTACAAGGTTCTGTTCTACCGCTTGTTAATATACACGCCATTTGTTTTTATGTTTTAATAAAAAAGGTGGTAGTTTGTGTCTAAACGTACCACCTTATTTATGGGTTATTAATTGTTTTTAGTTCCCTGTGTTTGTAATACCGTAAGTGATTACATCCTCTGGGTTAGCTACTTGAACACCATCTGCCCATTTCATAACAACATTTACATTGTCAGAACCATCTAAAGGCTGTTGGTCTATTAAATCTACTCTTTGAGCGTCTGCTGTTTCACCAATTCCGTAGAATAAGTTATCTGCGTAAGTTGCAAACATTACATCATCACTCATTCCTGAACAATGAATTAATGGTACACCTTGAAAGTTCAATTCAGTAGCTCCTACATTAAATCTATCTAAGTATCCCAAAGCTGCTTGTGCTGCAATGTAATGCTTGATTATGTTAGTTCCACATCTGATAGCGAAAGTATCATTAGAGTATAAAGCTGAATCTGCTGCATCAACTACTAATTGTAATTGTGCTATAACATTAGCAGCTGTTACTGTAGTACCTGCGATTTCATAACCTGCTGGTTGTAACGCTTCATCAGTAAATAATGTTTCAAATCCATCAAACTCACCTGCTGTTGCAGTTGCACCTTGCCAGATTGTGTTCTCTCTTGATTCAGCTACATTCCCTGCTACTAAACCTACTAAGTGAGATGCAAAATCTGGTGCTAAACCTGACCAGTAAGAAGAACCCATATTATCAAATGTAGGTCTGTATTTAGACTTACATAATTTAAGATTTACTTCTGCACCTTCTACTTCTAATACACGCTCATCACGTGTTACTGTTCCTACATCTGTAAAATCACAAGTTGCATCACCAATTAAACCACTTAAATTTAAACGTGGGATGTTCCATTTGAAACGGATGCCGTCTTGTACATTTACACCACCATTCTGAATAGATGTTGGTTGTTTTAAAATTGCTGAGAAAAACCTTGATGCCGCTTCCCCTGCATAATTACTTGTAATTGTTTCTGTTGTTGCCATTTTGTTTTTTGCTTTTTAATTTACCAAACGTTATTGGCTAATGCTTGGAATACGTTAGTTTTAATACTGTTTTTATTGTAAGACTTCATTTTTACGTCTGCGTTCTTAGCTTTTACCTCTGGTGTTACTTTTACGCTTTCCACCTCTGGAGTTTTTGCTAATTCTGTTTTAAGAGTTTCAATTTCTTTTTCTTTTTCTTCTAATACAGAATCTTTAGACATTAAAATTTCTTCTTCTTCTTTAGGATCTAACATCGCTTTGATTTCTTCAACCATAGTTTTTAGTTCTGTTAATTCCTCTTTAGTAGCATAAACTTCTTCTTTTGTTTCTTCTACTACTTCTTCTTCTTCAGCCAGTGTTACTTCTTCTGTAACCACCGCTTCTTCTGCTTTCTCATCTTTATTTGAAAAGAAAGTTTTAACCCCATTAAGAACATCGTTCACAATAGAATCTTTTACTTCATTTGTCATTTTTATTTCAGATTTTAAATTTAATTTTGTTAATCCTAAAACGGCATCAATGCTAAAACCTTTAATATCACCGTTCTTTACTTTGTCCCATACCTCATCATTATCTACCTTCATCATTGTTACCCATGTTCCTTTTTCATATTCCTTACCGTAGGCATTAGATTTATCGTTCTTTGGGTCTTCTACAATCCAACCTTCTACAACTGACATTCCTTCTAATTTTATTTCATGCTCTAATGATGAATTATTGTTAGATTGTTGCTTAAAGAACTCGTGTGCTAATTTCTCAATAGTTTGTTCTGAAAATGTGATATAAAACTCATTATCATCGATATTGCGATAAATCTTTTTATTTGGGATAAGTGCAGCACCAAGTAATAAACGCTTTTCATCATCAACTTTTGCAAATTCTATTTGCTGTGGTTGTTCGGATAAAGCTATCCATAAATCTTCCATTGCAGGGTTTTCTACAACGGATAAGGCATAAACGCCTTGCGTTTGACCTTCCTTAAATACTGCTTCGTAAACTGGTATCATACTATATAACGTAAATATTTAACGTTTTGTTTAAAAAGATTGAATTTTAGCCTAAACTAACCGTATCGACTATGTTTCTGTCTAGTTCTTGTTGAGTAGTTACATTACTACCTACAACATACGCTTGTACTGGTTGTTGGTCTTGTTGTAGTGATTCCGCTAATTGATTAACACCACTTGTACCTACTACGTTAAACGCAGGTGCAGAAGCACCACCACCACCTGCTGAATTTACAGAACCACTTAATGCAGCACCACCTTTTGAGTTAGGTACTTTTACACTTAATATTTTTGAAACATTAGCAAAACCTACTGCACCTGTTGCTATTGCTTGTGCTATTGCATATCCGGGAACTGGAACACCACTAAACGCTTTTAATTGACCTGTAATAGATGCGTATGTATTAATTAAAGATGATGAAACTGCTATTGCTTTACCCGCTGCTGTTTCTTGACCTAATATACCAGATATTTGAGATAATGCAGATGCGTAACCCATTAACGCTTCTCTTTTGCCTTCTGCTTCATATTCAGCTATTAATTTACGTGCTTCCGCTTGTTCTGCTGCTCTAGCTGTTGCTTGTAAATCTATTTGGTCAATGGCATCTGCTGTTATTCTTGCCTGTTGTACTTCTATTGGTTCTGTTAAACCTATTACATCACCTATTTCTTGTTT